CAGCAAATGCAAATTTAAACGAAGCTACCACCATTTACTCCACAACCAATGAAGTGACTGGCGGCGGTTATGTAGCGGGCGGTGTTACTCTAACTGGGGTGACTCTTAACTCTGACGGCTATACGGCTTACATTAACTTTAGCAACGTTGTGTTTAACGCCGCAGTGACTTCTCGTTGTGCTTTGATCTACAACGTGACTCGTGGTAATAAATCTATTGCCGTGCTGGATTTTGGTTCAGACAAAACATCTACAAATTTCACAATCACAATGCCTGCCAACACTGCAACGGCAGCTTTAATCAGGAGTTCAAATTGATCGTTACTACCACCAAAGGCGAAATGGATGATTCTCTTCTTGAGAAAAAAGAAGGGGTCGTAGATAATGACAACGAGACCACCACGTGGGTGGAGTATTGGCTTGAGGGTGAGTTGGTTCACCGGTCGGCCCATGTGACTCTGAAGAAACCGTTAACTTACGTGGCTGCTGAAGCCGCATCAATTGCATAAGAGGTGATCATGGCAGGTAGACCACGGATGTCAGAAGCCGAACGCTTTATGTCTAAAGTACATAAAGCGGAGAATGGCTGTTGGCTGTGGGAAGCCTATTGCATGAAAAATGGCTATGGTCTTTTTAGAACCCCCGCCAGAAATGAGCTTGCACACCGTGCAGCATACAGACTGTTTAACGGCAACTTGGATACGCGGGATGTCATGCACTCATGTGATAATCCCGCTTGCGTAAATCCAGCACATTTAAGTCTTGGAACAAGAAAAGAAAACATGCAAGACGCCAAAAGAAAAATGCGGATGCGCGTGGGTGAGTTGCATGGTCGAGCAAAATTGACAGATAAACAGGTTGAATTTGCAAAAACGGCACCGGGTCTACAACGAGAAATTGCAGCTTTGCTTGGAGTTTCTCAAGGGCATATTAGTTTTATTCGCGGTGAAAATCGCGGGCATAGAGCGCAAACGTAAGCTGGGCAAAGCCCACGAAAGGAACTATCATCGCTAACACTCAATCAATGTGCACTTCGTTCATGGGCGAACTCATGACGGCCACCCACAACTTTGGCACTGCCCCCATCCGTGCGGCTACTACTGCTGACACATTCAAGGCAGCGCTGTATTTGACTTCAGCCACTGTTAACGCAAGCACCACAGCCTACTCATCCACCAATGAAGTGACGGGTACAGGCTACACGGCTGGCGGTGTGACAGTGACCAATGCTACGGCTCCTATTGCTACAAACAGCTCAGCTACTGCTGGCGTGGCGTACTGGACACCTTCAGCGTCTATCACTTACACGACTGTGACTTTGAGCACAGCGTTTGATTGCGTGTTGATCTATAACAGCAGCCAGTCTAACAAGGCGGTGTCTGTTCATACGTTCGGTTCTCAGACCATTACGGCTGGTACGTTCACTCTGACCATGCCTTCCAACACCACAACAACCGCTTTGCTGCGCTTGTCCACAACCTAAAAGGTAAGCCATGTCTCTCGGCTGGGGCGACGGCGCGTGGGGGAGTAATGGCTGGGGCGGTACTCTCGATGCAACAGGCGTTGCCGCTTCTGGTGCGGTTGGCACTGCGTCGCCTGTAATTGAGATTGCTCTTACGGGCGTAGCCGCATCGGGAGCAGTTGGAGATGTTACAGAGTCAATCATTATTCCCGAGCAGGGCGATGTAGCGATAGGTGAAGTTGGCACAGTTGGTATTGAAGTTTCCGTAGCCCTCACAGGCGTAGCCGCATCGGGCGCAGTTGGCACGGTTGACCACGCCAAGACAATTGATCTCTCAGGCGTAGCGGCCACAGGTGCGGTCGGTACGGTTGTCAATTCATCCACTGTTGCCCTGTCAGGCGTATTGGGTTCTGGCGCGGTTGGCTCTGTTGTTCAGGGCGTGTCTGTAGCAATTACCGGGGTAGCTGGCGCAGGCGCGGTAGGCACGGTTGTTCAGTCAGCATCGGTTGCTCTGAGTGGCGCTGAAGCCCAAGGTATTGCAGGGCAAGTTATTGTTCCTCTGCTGCCAAACACTGCGATAGGTGAAGTTGGTTCTGTAACGGCTGATCGCTCGATTGCACTGACGGGTGTTGGTACTACGGGTGCGGTTGGCACAATGACGGTGGCAGAGCGCGTTAAAGCTTTGACAGGTGTTGCGGCAACGGGTGCGGTTGGTGATGTAATTGCTGTATATTGGAAACTAATAGATGACAGTCAGAATGCAAACTGGCAAAATATCAGCAATTCGCAGACACCCACTTGGACTACAGTCGCAACAACACAAACTCCCGAATGGGAAGAAATTGTAACTTGAGGAAATGATGCTGGTTTACAAGATCACAAACAACGTAAATGGACATGGCTACATTGGGATTACCCAGTGCGCTTTGGCTAAGCGTTGGCGTGAGCATCTGTGCGCAGCACGAACAGGTAGTGATAAGCGTCTTTACAGAGCCATGCGTAAGTACGGCACAGACAACTTCAGTATTGCGGTACTAAAAGAAGCCACATCTTTTGAAGAGCTCCAGCGTTTTGAATGCGAGCTAGTTATTGAGCACAACACCCATGCTAAAAATGGTCAAGGATATAACTTGACGGCAGGTGGCGAAGGCCGGGATCGGGTGGATCAGAAATTTGGCGAAGCGTTGCCATACTCAGTATTGACTGAAGAAATCGTGGCGTTTGCCCGAGACCCACAGCACTGGAACATTTCTAATGCTGATGTGTTGGCTTTGACTGCCGAGAAGTTTGAGCTGGACTGCTCAATTGATACAGTCAAGGATGCGCGTAACGGTAGTTCTTGGACTCATCTGAACGCCAAGTATCCGCCAGTTAAGCGTGGTCGCGGGGCGCGGAATGACGTAGTTTCAGACAAAACAAAAGCGGCTCATAGAGCCAACCTTGCAAAACATCACACAGCAGCTATTGAAGCTTCTGCTGAAATGCGTAAAGGCAAACGTGGTTCACACGCTAAAATATCTGAAGAAACTGTGCGTGATATATTTTTTAATCCAGAATCGTTAAACAAAACTGCAACTAAATTTGGTGTCAGCAAGAAAATGGTCTTGTTGATTAAACAGCGCAAAGCGCACACATACTTGACCCAAGGACTTTGACATGACAACCGCATACACCTCGCTTCTAGGTTTAGCTCTTCCCGTTCAAGGTGAACTCAGCGGGGTTTGGGGCGACGTTGTAAACAACAGCATTACATCTCTTCTTGACACCTCTGTTGCGGGTACAACCAACGTTAGTACTGATACTGATGTCACACTGACCACAACCACAGGCGCTGCGAATACGGCTCGTCAAGCAATCCTCTTGTTCTCAGGTGCACGTACGGCATTGCGTACGGTTACAGCGCCAGCCCAATCAAAGATTTATACGGTTATCAACGCTACTACAGGCGGCTTCTCTGTTAAGTTGGTAGGTGCTGGCCCAACGACTGGTGTGACTATTGTTGCTGGTGAGTCTGCTGTTTGTGCATGGAATGGTTCAGACTTTGTGAAGGTGAGTAACACAGGCGGTTCAGCTTCGTTCACCAACGTCACTGTTACAGGCACAACCACACTGTCTGGCCTGACTGCTTCTACTGCGCTGGCACTGGATGCAAGCAAGAACGTAGTGAGCGTTACAAATACAGGTACAGGCAACAACGTCTTGTCTGCTTCGCCTACATTGACTGGCACGATTGGCGCGGCATCTTTAACGCTTTCCACTGACTTGACCCTCTCTGGAGGTACTGCTAACGGAGTAGCGTATTTAAACGGCTCTAAGGTTGTTACAAGCGGTTCTGCGCTTACTTTTGATGGGACTAACTTAGGTGTTGGTGCAGGTTCTGCACTTACAAACATTACCATTAACGGCAACTCAAGTGGCGGTTTTATTCGTGGGCAACGTGCTGGCGCAAATCAATGGTTTGTAGGCGATACCGCCTCTGCGCTTGGAAGCGGCACGGGTTTAATCAACTTCGTTTACGGAAACGACCCATTTATTTGGTACAACGGCGGCACATCAGCAGAACAAATGCGCCTAACCAGCACAGGTCTGGGTATTGGTACAAGTTCGCCAGCAACAAAGCTGGATGTAGTCGGGTCTGCACAGATCGGAGCCAGCACTGCTAAAACTAAGTTCTATTCTGATGCTGACTACAACGGCATTTTCAATGGCGCATCACTAGGATCAAATGAATCCATCTATATGGGCGTAGGGGCGCAGTTTTTCTATGCATCTGGCTCCGAACAAATGCGCCTGAACAGCACAGGTCTGGGTGTTGGTACAAGTAGCCCTGCGGCTAAACTAGATGTTTCTGGTGGCTCAATTCGTGTAAACGAGGATGGTGTTGGGACAAAAATACTGACGCTTCGTTCAGATTATGCAGGTCTTGGCCCAGCAATTAATGTCACCACAACTGACCCTCTGTTGTTTTTGACTGCCAATACGGAACGTGCCCGTATAGACTCAAGCGGTAACATGGGTATTGGTACTTCAAGCCCATTTAACCCTGGCACAACATCTCAAAAATCTCTTGAGATATCTGGGTCTACCTACGCAACACTTTATTTAAGTGCTTCCTCCGCAACCGTTCGTGGTCAATTTAGTGCTGATAACGCTAATTCATTTGTTGAAATTGGGTCTAGGACAAATCACCCATTAGTATTTTTAACCAACAACACAGAACGTGCCCGTATAACTTCAAACGGAAACTTGCTAGTGGGGACTACAACAAGCTCTAGCAAACTGACTCTTGATGGCACTCAAACTTTCCGAGATGGCGCAGACAGCCGAGTTGGAACAATCAAAATGGCAAGTGGTGCGTTTCAGATTGCCACAAATAGCTCTTTTGAATTAACATTTCAAACAAATGCAACAGAACGTGCCCGTATAGACGCAAGCGGTAACTTGCTGGTGGGCAGAACAGCCCAGACAGCTAACGAACTCTTTAACGCAACTACAACAACATCTACTGTATGGTCAATGGCCTTAAATTCAGTAGATAGAGGTTGGTTAAATAGACAAAGCAGTAGTTCTGGTGGACTTGCAGCTTATTTTGAAGTTGGTTCTAGTAACACTCTTGTTGGCTCTATAAGCACATCATCTAGCGCAACCACTTACAGCACATCCTCTGACTACCGCCTGAAGAACACCATTGCTCCAATGACAGGTGCATTGGCTAAAGTAGCATTACTCAAACCAGTAACATACAAGTGGAATGTTGATGGCTCTAATGGCGAAGGTTTTATTGCTCACGAGTTAGCTGAAGTCTGCCCACAGGCTGTTGTTGGTGAAAAAGATGCAATAGACGCTGAAGGCAAGCCACAATATCAAGGCATTGACACATCATTCTTGGTGGCTACATTAACTGCGGCTATTCAAGAACTCAAAGCAGAATTTGATGCCTACAAAGCATCACACCCTTAAACTCTAAAGGAAAACATCATGTCAGTAACTTGGTCAATTAACACAATGGAACGTGACGTAGCTACAGGGTTTGTTTCTGTAGTGCATTGGAACGCAACAGCAGTAGATGGAGAACACTCTGCCTCTGCCTACGCAACAGTCTCATGGGCTGAAGGCACTCCTGCTATTCCCTACGCAAATCTCACAGAAGCTGAAGTTTTGTCATGGGTGTGGGAATCTGTTGACAAGGATGCTACAGAGGCTTCTTTGGCGGCTCAAATTGCTTTGCTGAAGAACCCTGTGACTGCCACAGGTACGCCTTGGTCAACAGCACCTTAATTTAACGAGAAGCCATCACTCGACTTTGATGGCACATTAAAGGAAACACGAGATGGCAAACCAACAATCCCAGATCGTAAGCATAGACGGCGTTGAGCACAAAGTTGAAGACCTGACCGAGCAGCAACAGTTGCTGTTAAATCACGTTGCAGACCTTGACCGCAAGATTGGTTCTACCAAGTTCCAGCTTGACCAACTCCAAGTAGGCAGAGATGCATTTTTCACAATGTTAAAGACAGCGTTAGCACAGCCTCCCGAGGCCGTGTCGGACGTAGAACCTAAGTAACCTTGTCTGGGGGCTTCGGCCCCCGCTGTTTGGTTACTGGAATTTGTTTTGAGTTGTACCTATGATTCCAATAGACCCGATAACAGCGTTAGAAGGACTACAGACTGCAATCAGCGTAGTCAAAAAGGCAAGCAAGGTCGCAAGTGATCTGGCGGGATTGGCTCCATCCATTGCGCGGCTTTTCGATGCCAAGAGCACCGCTACCAAGGCGATGCTTCAGGCAAAGCGTACTGGGGGTAAATCCAACCTAGGCGCGGCGTTACAGATTGAGATGGCTTTGGATGAGGCCAAGCGGTTTGAAGAACAGCTAAAGATGCTGTTCATGCAGTCTGGCCGTATAGACGTATGGAATGCGACCAAGGCCCGACAAGCCGAGATGGATAGAGATGATGCCAGAGAAATGGCAGAGCTAAAGGCTGAAGAGAAGCGCCGCAAAGAAGAAGAGCAAGAGCAGATGGCGTGGGCTATTGGCGTTGTTGTGATTGTGATGCTCCTTGGTGCAGTTGGTTGGGGCATTGCTGAGATACAAGATTACTGTGCCAAGACAAGGTGTGGTCGGTGAATGAGTACCAGAAACAGTTTGACCTCTTCCTTAAAGTCTTTGTCAGGCTGTGTATTGCGTGGTGGGTGCTTGGGTTTCTTAAATTCCTGCCAGACGATCTGTCTGACAAGATTGTGAACAAAATACTTGGGATGTTTGGACTATGAGTGAAGAAAAGCCAGCAGATGTACTAAGCAAGGTGCTGTCCTATGTGGATAGCCCATTCAAGCTGTTTGCGTTGATCCTCATGGCGGTATTTGCATTCTCTGGCTACTTTGTTTGGCAGAACCAAGCTTTTCTATTTGAGGCATACAAGGAAAACAAGAAGCTTCCAATGATTGCAGAGGACAGGGCTGAGGATGTTGTGGCTCATCTGTTCAAGAACACAGACGCAACGGTGGTCGCTATATTCAAAGTCAACCCACTGTT